GGGGGCGCGGCTGCGGATGTTCCTCGGGCACTACGACCTGCGTTTCTACGTCACCGAGACCGCCTACATCGACGTGGGCCGGGGCTCCTTCTACGCGGGCAACCTGGTGGAGTTCGTGGTGGAGGAGGCCGCAGGCTGCATCGGGGTGGTGGGCCAGTTCTGCAACTTCGCCACGCCCTGTCACCTATACGGCGGCGGCGAGCACCGCAACGAGCTGCCGGTGCACACCGTGGAGGCGAACATCCCGTTCTTCGACACGATCAGCAAGGCCATCCCCGAGCTGCGCCCGCGTGAGCCGGACCCCTTTCACATCGGCAATGGCGTGGTCATCTCAGGTCGCGCCCAGGTGCTGCCGGGCGCGCGCATCGGCGACGGCTCCCTGGTCGCGGCCGGCGCCGTGGTGGCCGGGGAGGTTGAGCCCTTCGCCATCGCGGGCGGCGTGCCGGCGCGGCACCTGCGCTACCGCCTGGACGAGGAAACCCGCGCGGCCGTGGCCCAGGTGCGCCCGTGGGACTTCGACATCGTTTATCGGGGGAACAACCTGCACCGCCTGCAGGAGCTGGCGGTGGACACCGAAGCCCCGCACGTGTACCGCAAGCCATCGCCCCGGCTGGTGCTGCGCTCCTCCATGACAGACAAGGGGCTGACGATGCAGGCGCTGGGGTTTCTGGACGGCGAGGTGATGCGCCCGCTGAGCGAAGCGCCGCCGCGCGCCCAGGCGTATCTACAGCAGATCCCGACGGACGGCCCACACTTCTGGCTCGCGGACATGTGGCGTTGACCTGGTGATCAGGGGCCGTCGCGCTCTTTCAGCTTGCGCAGTATGCGGCAGGTGCGCAGGTCCTGGCGGGTCTTCACGCGGTGCTGTTCCACGGTGAGCCACTGCATGTTGTCGGGGTGATCGGCGCCGCCGGCGCATAGAGCCATCACGTGGTCAACCTCATAGCCCGGGCAGGAGCCGCGCCGTAGGCCTGTCTCGGGGCATGGGTTGGCCCGTTTGAAGGCCATGAGCTGGGCGGCGGATCGCGGTGACCTTGCGGGCGCGGCCGGCGCCAGCAGGGCCAGGGCCAGTGCGAGGGCGATGACCTTCACGCGACGGCCGGCGCCAGGTGCTGCTCCAGCTCGGCAAGCGTCACCGGCCTGCGGGCGCGCATGGCCAGCATTGTGCGCGCGATCAGCACGATCACAGCCTCGGGGATGCGGACCATGTAGTGCTCCAGCTCTGCCGCCCGGCCCTCTTCGTCCTCAGCGACGCGGATCGGGTTGTGACAGGTGCAGTAATGCTCGGTCTTCACCGGCGGCATGGCGGGCAAGAGAAAGCCCTCGACCAGCGTGACCAGCAGGTTGTGCCTGAAACCAAGGTCTTCATCGTCTACGCCGTCTTCGCGCGCCGCGTCGGCTGCGGCGCTGGCGGCTTCAATCTCGCTATCCTCGATATGGTCGCACAGCAGATCGTCCAGGACATCGCCGTCGGCAAAGCCGCCCTTGCGGAACAGGCTCCAAGCGCTCAGCTCGATGTACGGTCCACCGGCAGTGACCGGCACACGGTTGATGAGCGCGGCCGTGAGCTGGAGGGGAAGCTGATTAGTTGTCATGGTCGCCCAGGATCGCCAGATCGCTCGTGGCCGGGGTGGGAGGCGGAGCGGGCGACGCGGTAGCTTGCATGACGACATCCGAAAATGACTGGAGGCGCTCGATCAATGCACGTGGGTCACGGGTCCTCAAAATGGACTGAGTGTGTTCACGCAATACTCGTTGGGTGTCAGCGGTATTCATTGGGTTCAATCCGTTTGCGAGAGGGTTGCTGGAAGCCCGACGCTGCCGCCAGCTCGGGGACGGGCAGCATGCGCATGCCGACGGCTCTGGGCTGGGCCGCGTACTGCTGCAACACCGCGATCAGCGCGTTGCGCTCGGCCCGGTTGTGGTGCAGCCCCTTCTGTTGGTCGCCGTGCTCTTCCTCCAGCTTCACGAGCCAGTCCAGCCGCGCGCGCAGGGCTCCCAGGTGGCGGGCGAGCTGTTCCTTGTCCCCTCGCTCGCGGGAGGTGGGAAACGGTTCGGGCAGGTCCCGAAGTGCCTCGGCGATGCGGCGGTCGTTATTGGAAGCAGGCAGGTATTCGGGGGTGTCTTCACTCATGGGGCACTTCCTTGGCATCGGCCCGACGGATGCTGGCCGGTGCTGTCTCGATCTCGGCAGTCCACGTTGGTGAGATGAGGCGCCAACGGGCAGTGGCCTCGAAAAGGTCACGGCTGAGCTGTCGAGCTTGCGCCATGGCATCTTCCCGCCCATGCAGCACCGGCCCCGCCATCTCCAGGATCTTGAGCGTGGTGTCGATGTTTCTCCAGGTGGCGTCCACTGTGCAGGGCTCAGCCGAAGCGGGCTCGTCTTCCATGCAGCTCAGCATGTTGGACCAACCATACAAAAATCCCCCCAAGACGCCGGCCGCCTTGCACACGCTGTCGTAGTGAGCGGCGGCCAGTTCGCGAAGGAGCCGCACGTCGCTCGCGGTCAACGGAAGGTGGAACACCGGGGAGGCGGTAATTTGTATCTTCATAGCTTTCTCCCATTCATAGTGCGTGAGGCGGCCAGGGCCACCAGAGGGTGCATGTCGCCGTGATGGTAGTCAGGGCTGAAGCCGCCCAGGTGCACGGCCCAGCCCGGCGGGTTGGCCAGGCTGGTGAGGCTGTTCACCTTGTCGAAGTTCAGCAGGTCCTTGAGCCGCGTGCCCAGGTTTCCCGGCGGGATACCGGCTGCGTCCAGCAGGGACAGGATGTCAGCCATGTCGGTGTCTGGGCCGGGGTCGGACGCCCGGGGCGGCGGCGGGTTGCGCTCCAGCTCCTCCAGCGCGACGCGGGCGATGTCGCTGGCCTCACTGAGGCGGCGGGCCAATCGCACGGAGCCGCCGCCGCGCGTGCTGGGGCGCTTCGAGCCGTCCGCATCGGTGCGCCAGTACACGCCATTGACGCTTACCACCCACGGGCGCGTGTGTCGGCCACGGCCCCGGAAGTGACCCACATCACCGACAACCTTGCCGTCGGCAGTGATCTGGTACCGGGCGGCGTACCGGCCGGATTTCTTGATCTGGATGTCCATGGTGCTATTTTGTAGTAATCATTCCGCCTTGCCGCTGGGCAGTAAAGCGGCCAAGGCGCGGGCCAACTCGGGAGAGGCCTTCGTGCCCTTGTCCCTGGCGGAGCGGACGCGCTGGGTGGTGTTCACTGGCTTGGTAGGCGCCAGTACGGGGCTCACCCGCACGGCGCGGCCGTAGAAGTCGCCGGTGTGTTTGATGGCGTCCTTCACGCTCGCGCGGTGTTGAGCGGCCGTCAGTTCTGGCAGGCGGGGGACGGTCACGACCATGGTGATGGTCGCGGGCTTCTTGCGGGGCTTACCCATGGTTGCTCCTGTTGGTTTGGAATTTGGCGGCCCAGGCGGCAACCTTCTCCGGCGAGCCCCAGCATCCGCCAGGCGCCTCGTTGTAGAGGTAGCCCACATAGGCGGGCAGCGCGGGCAGGTTCACGGCGTCAGCGTGGCCCACGGCGTTGAGCAGGTCGTTGCAGAGCACGGCGCTCAGGAAGCTGCCAGGCATCTCGCCGTTCTGGATCCACGCTTCAAGTGAAGGGGCCATGTCTGCGGGGATGGAGCACCCCCTGAATTGGAAGTCGGTGATGTTCATGGTCATGCGTCGTGAGGGAGGTTGGAAAGAAGCCCGGCTCCGGGCGATTCGAGGCTGTTCTCGTGGGTAGGTGCGGCGGCGGCGCGCGGCCGGGGGCCATCGGCGCGGTAGTTGTTCGGGTGGTTCCAGCCGTCGGCGCAGCTCTGGCAGACGCCGGCCGTCTGCGCGGGCGTGTCGAACAGGGGCGAGCCGCAGGGCTGCGTTACCCATTCCTCGCTGGTGGGCGTTGTGGCACCGGTGGTGGGGCTGAAGACGGAATTCGTCAGCAGCATGCGGCGCAGCACCGTGCAGTTCGTGTGCAGGGCGGGCGCGGTGCTCATGCCGCCGCTGCCTCGGTAGCGGTTTCATTGATCGCAGCGCCCAGCGCCTGTGCATCGGTGCGCAGCATGGCCGCGCGCTCGATCAGCGCCAGGATGACGATGGCCTCCACGGGGGTGGCGTGCTTCAGCGCGTCCTGCAGGTCGCGCACGGCGAAGTCCAGGCTGTGCCCGACCTTCTGCATGGATTCGAGCTTTGCGGATGTGTTTGCCATGGGTGGCTCTCCTGTGATCGGGACAATCCCCGCGCAAACCCCCTGTCACGGGGCTTGCTGCTGGTGCTGTCAGTACTCGCCTGCGCTGCTGAAGCCGGGGATGGGATAGAACGTGTCGTCCAGGCCGCCCATGTCACGGCCGCGTCCGGTGGCTCGCGGGCGAGCGGCGCGCTTGATGGGTTTCTCGGCTGCGGTCGCTGCTGTGCGGGTGCAGGACTGCAGGCAATCCTCGCCGTGGGCCGCCAGCTCACCGATCAGTTGCATGACCTCCTGAGCAGGCCCGACGATCTTGGTCACGGGGTCGAATACGCGCTCATGGATGACGGGTTCCAGGACCACGGTGGACGCGGTGCCGGTGCGCGCGACCATGGCGTCCTTGATCGCGGTCAGGCGCGTGGTGCCCAGGTGGACAGTGGCGGTGAGGTTCTTGTGCATGGTGTTCTTCCTTGTCGGGACAATCCCCGTATGAACCCGGCACGCCGGGCTCAGGCTGGTGCTGTCAGGTTGTCACGCTCGATGCCACGGGCGCAGGGGCAGAGGGCGGGACTTGGACCAGCCGCTCCAGGGTTTCGATGTCGGCGATCCGTGCCCTCATGTCTTCCCGGTCTTCGTCCGTGTACATCTGGGGCTCGTCCTTTTCCATGCTGTTGAGGTCGTCGCGCAGCGTGGCGAGCAGTTCCGAGAAGACGTAGGCCAGGGTATCGGCGGCCGTGCCGAAGTGCTTGAAGGTGGGGGTGCTCATCGTGTTTCCGTTCCTGTTGGTGTCCATGCATTTAATTGTATATGGAAACAATAAAACGTCAAGAGGTGGGGAAAAGCTGCGTCGGGTCGAACACGTCTTGCTTGCCGCTGTCCAGATGCATGAGCACGCCGTATGCGCCGGGGACGTGCTTTAGCCTGATCACGCCGATCTGACGCCCGGCTTGCCTCGCGCGGAGGTCGCCGCCGCCCACGCGCCAGCGCGGGCCGTCGTCCATGAGGGTGACATCCACGAACCGGGTCAGGTCGAGGTGTTTGGCTGCTTTGCTCATGCCAGCACCCCGGTGACCTGCTCCAGCGTCCGGCGGCCATGCTTCTTGTCGGGCATCAGCATCACCTGGCCGGTGGACCGCTCCAGCTCCACGTACTTTCGGTACAGCTCGGGGTTCAGCCGCGCGGCCGTGGTCAGGTCCGCCTTGTTGCTCATGATGCAGAAGCAGCAGGACAGGCGGCTCATGCCAGCGGCGTAGGCCCAATGGGGCTTCTGGCCGAACCCGGCGATGGTGGCGAACACGGTGTTCACGTCCCAGTCATGGATGGGTAGCCAGTCGTACCACTCGCGGCCGGCCTTGCTGTTGCCCGCGTTCAGCTTGAAGGGCGTCAGCTTGGACCGTGAGCTGCTTTCCTGCGCGCGCATACCCATGCAGTTGACGATCAGGCCGCAACCGGCGGCTAGGGCTGACTGGCGGCCGCCCATGTCCCGTGTGTTGGAGCCGCGCGGAACTCCGATGAAGTCAGCGACACGATCCTCCACGAACCGGCGGATCGTGCGCTCGATGGGTCCGCGCTTCAGGTCGCTTGTGCACTGGCGCTGGCTGGGGCTGGGGAACATGCCGCGCTCGGCGATCATCTGCAGCAGCGTGCGCCGGGCCCGGCACTTGAGCACCGGCACGCCCATGGTCGTCGCCTCGATGTGCTCCTCGATGCCGTCCCATTCGACTTCCGGGAGCACGGCGTGCACCACCAGAAGCTGCTCCTTGGGCACGATGCCCAGCAGGTGGATGAACATGGCCTGGCTGTCCTTGCCGCCGCTGTGGTTGACCACAAAGACGGCGCCACGGCTGATCAAGTCGGTGATCGCGGAGGGTGTCATGGCGCGCTCCCGCTCAGCCCACGGCCCGGTCCAGCCGGTAGCCTGCGGTGGTGGCTGCGGCGGCCGTTGCCGCGCGCTGGAGGCACTCGCCCACGCGGTGCATCAGGGCGATCACCATGCCGGGGGCCACGCCTTGACCCAGCGCGATGTGCTTGTCGGTGTTGGACAGGCCGCGCACCAGCTCAGGATCCACGCCCTTGATACGCGCGTGCTCGTCGCCGGAGAACAGCCTGAGCTGGTCCGGGTCGGTCGGGTGCTGCAGCAGCGGGTCGGTGCTGCCGCCCTTGTGGTAGCCCTTGCGCAGCGTGGGAACCTTGGAGTCCTTCGGGGTGACGATCTGCATCTGGAAGCCCTTGCCGGCGGCTTTGTCGGTCACGGCCTTGGCCTTCAGGTAGTCGAACGTGCCCCACCGGTGGCCGTCGTGGCTGTCCAGCACCTCGGCAACGGTACGCACCGGGCGCACGGTCGGGGCCAGGCCGTCGAGGTCCACCGTCACGCCCTTTGTGGCGGCCACCATGAACCAGCGCACCCGCGCCTCAAGCGAGCCGAAGTCCTGCGCGTTCAGCACCACCTCATGGGTCGTGTAGCCCATGTCGCGGAGCTGCTGGCGGATGATCGCAGCCGACGCACTGGCCGCGTACTCGGGCACGTTCTCCAGCAGCACCACGCCGGGCTGCACGCGCTGGACGAACGTCAGGAAGGCATGGGCGAGGTGTCCCACCTCCGGGTGGTGCTCCATCATGCTGATCCCGTGCTTGGACTTGCCCGCGCGGGATGCGCCGCTGCAGGGGATGCCCGCCACCAGCACGTCCGCGCGCGGCACGCGTGCCATCAGCTCGTCGTCCTGGATGGCCTCCTGCATGGGGGCGGCGATGCGCAGGGTGTCGGGCTGGATGACCGGGTTGGCGCCACCGGCGTGCTCCAGCAGGTCGGCGTCGATCTCGTTGACCATCACGGTCTTGGCCTCCAGCCCGGCGGACAGCAGGCCAGCGTGGGCGGAGTGGTCCAGAATGCCCGCGCCGAAGGCCAGGCCCGCCACGGTGAGGGCTGCGGTGGCCACACCGCGCTGCAGGCGCTGCAACCGGCTGGCAGCGGCTTTCTCGGACGCGAGCTGGCTGATCTGGATCTGGTTGTCGCCGAAGACGACCTTCACCGCCTCCATGCCGGCGAACGGCGCCAGCGTGCTCATGGAGTTCAGGTCGATGACGGGGACATCGGCGCCGCCGCTGGCCTTGCGCGACACGGTGAACGTGCCGTTGGCGTCCGCCTTCAGGGTCACCGCGTCCTGGGTGACATCGACGGTGTAGCGGGTGCCGGGCTTGAAGCCGGCGGTGTCGAGCTGGCGAGTCTCGAAGTACAGGCGCGGGGTGCCACGGTTGGCACCTACGCGCTTCGTCAGGTAGCCCTTGGGCTGCGAAGCGTTCATGTTTTACCTCTAGTTTCGGGACAATTCCCGCCATGAACCCGCGCGCGAGGCCATGGTGGAAGCTGTGATGAAAACGCCGCCGAAGGTTGGGACCTCTGGCTGTTTTCCGGATCAGTTCATTAATTGTATATGGATGCAATTAAATGAACAAGGGGCCTCGTCTATGCGAAGATCGACGCAGGAGGACTGAACCGATGGGCTTGCAAGCTGATGTTGAGATGACCGACGAGGCCATCGTGTATTCACTGAGAACGACCGATGCGGGCGTCCAGTTCTTCCTGGAATCCTGGCGCCGACTTGACGAATACGGGTCAGCCGCACAGCGGGGCCTGTACCAGAGCGGCTACCTGATACTGGCGGGCCACATGGAGGGATTCCTGGCCAGCATGATCAGCATGCGCCTTGCCGCGATGTCAGGCACCGCCATCCATCCTGTGCATACGATGACCCCGGAGCAGTTGAAGCTCCTGAAGCCCGAGCCGAGGGAGTCCACGCCATTGGAGCGTTTGCATGCCGCAATGCGCAGGTTCATTGAGGACGAGATCGACAATCTGGGGACCGCCACCTTTGCGCCCTTGGAAAAGCTGTGGAGGAGGCTGCACGAGGAGAAGTTGGATGTCGTTCTGGGCCCTGAACTTCTGGCGGCTGTTCGGGCTGTGTTCGAGATTCGCAACGCTCTTGCGCACGGCCGCACCTTGACTGTGCACCAAGCCTATGGAGATGAGCACTGCCAGAGTTTTGGACCCTATGCCGATGGCGGCAACTTGGTTAAGACTCGCGAGATCCTGATGAAGGCAAAGGCCATGAATCCTGACGCCAACATGGCCGCCTACTTCCCGCAGGCAGTGTTGAGTGAGCCCACGCTGCGGTTTTTCTGGGGGCGTGTCTCAGAAGCGCAGGCGCGCCTGATCGCCTCGCGAGACCCCATTGAACTGGGTTTTGCGCCGCCGCCGTTGCGATTGCCCGCGCTGGAATAGAAAAGCCCGCACAGGGCGGGCTTTCGTGTGACAGCGATGAGCTTCTACGTTCGGTAGCGCGCGCCGGGCGCCGTGGCGGTCTGGTCGCCGCTGCCGGGATCGGCCTTGAGCTGGGCCGTCTGGTGCAGGTTGCCGGTGCAGGCGCGGGCCACATAGTTCGCCGTCACCACGTCAGGCGTCTTGACGTGCAGGCGCAACAGCGTGCTGCAGGCCTTGATCGACAGGGCGGGGCGCTCGGCGGCCGTGGCCAGCGCGGGCGCGGCCGGGGCTGCGGATTGGCTGGCGAAGGGCGCAGCGCGCAGTTCAGGGGGATCGGCGGCGTGGGCAGAGGCGGATGCAGCGAAGGCCAGGGCCAGGGTGGCGCAGGCGAGCAGGATGCGGTTTTTCATGGGCGAAGTCCTCGGTTTGCCGGAATCCCGGCGGGATGGATGCACCGGCAAGATTTGAACTTGCGACCTTTGGGTTATGAGCCCAACGAGCTACCAGGCTGCTCCACGGTACGGCGCCATGATCGCGCCGGCAGGACGCCGCCCCCGTGGCGTTTTCCCGTTCGGAAAAGCCTAACGCGCCCGCGCGCGCGCGCGCGCGACCATTGGCGGTATGCAAACCACCGCCCCCATCACCTCCGCCGACCTGTCCAAGATGGTCGGCCATTGGCTGGGCTGCCCGCCCAATGGCTACCTGGGCCAGGGCTACGGCTCGGACGTCAAGCAGATCCTGCACTCGCCCATGACCGCCGGGTACGCCGACGACCTGATCAGCAAGTGCCGACAGGACGTGCCGCTGGCCCAGCGCGTGGGCGCGGGCGCTATCAACCTCTACACCTATGACGCGGGACTGGACCGCAAGGTGGTGGTCTTCGAGGTGGCTGGCGAGCTGGTGACCGTGCCCGGAGGTGCGCAATGACCGCGCCGACGGCCCGCGAGATCGAAGCGGCGGCGCTTGCGTCGCTTTCGTCCTATCCGTTGGTGGCCCAACTCGTGCAGGTGGGCGATCCGCGCGTGCTGGCCCAGATCAAGGCCCAGGCCGCCATGCTGGCGATGGTCGCGGAGCAGGTCGAGGTCGCCCAGTTTGAGCCCTTCACCAAGGCCAGGGACAGCACGGTGTTGGCCGACGCCACCCTGAAAGGTATCTTGCCGTTGGCGCGGTCCTGCCGCGTGCGCCTGTCCGTGACCAATGGTGATGCATCGCCCTTCACCGTGGCCGCCGGGCGCCGCCTCATTGACCCCAAGGGCCGTATCTTCATGGTGGATTCGGACGTGACCATCGCGGCCGGCGCGACGGTCAATGTTCTGGCCACCCAGAAAAGCACGCGCACAGTGGACCACACGGTGGTGGTGCCCACGCCGTACTACCGAATCGAAGTCCCGACGGCCGCCACGGACACGTTCCTCGCCAGCCTGGCCGTCTGGATGGGCGCGCAGGAGTTCACCTATGCGCCGGACTGGTTCAATGTGAGCCCTGGCGCATTCGCCTTTCAGGTTGAAACAGACGAGCGCCGCAGCCTTCACGTGTGCATGGGCGCGACGGATGTGGTGGGCTATGGCGTCCAGTCGGGCGACGAGTTCGAGCTGCGCATTGTCGACTGCGAAGGAAAGATTGATGACCTGGCCGCCGGCGCGCCGTTCGGCTTCGAGTACGTCCTGACGGTGGCCGACGGCAAGCAGACGCTGGCGCTGGCGGAGGTGCTGGACACCGGCGCGGCGCCGCCCACGCCGGCGGACCTGCGCGTCATGGCCCGCTACCCCGCCATCTACGACCACAACGCGGTCTACCTGGGCGAGTTCGACTTCCTGCTACGCCGCTACCTCACCGGGATCCAGTTCCTGAGTGTCTGGAACGAGCAGATCGAGGAGGAGGTCCGGGGTGCCAGCCTCGACAGCATCAACCGGCTGTTCGTCTCAGGCGTGGTCACCGGCATGACCACTGAGGCCTTCCAGGCGCGCGTGCGCGAGCTGGTGGCCCGCGCGGACGACAGCTACAGGGTGGTGTTTGTGGATGCGGACGAGTACGCGGTCAGCGTCGCAATCAACGGGCGCATCTCGGTCGTGCACGATCCGGCCACGGTGGAGGCCCAGATCAGGGGCGCCATCCTGGCCGCCTACGACATGGGCGCGCCGCTGGTGTCCGTGGGCATGAGCAACCCCCTGCGTGTGCAGTCCATCAGCAAGCTCCTGAAGAAGGATATTCCCGCGTTCCAGGACGAGCTGAGTGACTTCGAGGTGGTGATCAGCACCTTGGGCGCACCGCTGCCCGAGCAGTTCGTTCACATCGCCAACGACAGCCTTGAGGTCAATCTCGAATACGCCGACCACAACGGCGGACTGTGGAACCAGTGATGACCCAGCACCGGAACGACCCGATCACCCAGCAGGATTCGGTTGACCTGGCGCCGCTGCGCGCAAGCCACGAGGCGGACCAGATCGAAGCCGAGCTGAAGGCGCTGTTCATCGAGATGTTCACCGAGTTCGTCCGCGCGGCCGAGCGGGTGACGAACACCGCCGGCACGCCCCATCTGGGGCCGTTCGCCCAGGTCGAGCGCGCGGTGAAGAACGAGGGGCTCGCCCTCTACCGCCGCCCGGACGAGTCGGCCATGCGCTACCTCTTCCGGTCGTGGCGGGCGCGCAACCCCAAGCGCGGGCTGCACATGCTGCGCACCTACCTGCAGCTCCTCTGGCCGAATGGCTGGACCGTCGAGCAGCTCCACCAGCTCAAGACAGCCACCTACCCGGACAACCTGTCCACCATCGTGCACGCCGACCGCTTCACCACCAGCCGCGTGCGCGTGGCCATCGAGTCAGCGAACACGACGGGCGATGACGTGCTGGCCACCGTGCCCGCGCTGCGGTCCGTGGTGCCAGCGCGCATCGTGCTGGAGTTCGCCATGCTCACGCGCATGGAGCAGCGCCTGGCGATGGCATCGGGGATGTACGCGGGGGCGAACTTCCAATCATTCACTGGGCAGACCAACGGCTACTACGTGGGTGGGCCGGCGGCACAAAACATCAACTTCGTGGAGAGTGGCGGCGTGCCAGCTCCATTGGCCTTTGTGGGTGGTGGCGGGCGAACAGCCCGACGCATCACTGGAGCGGTCGGAATCAGCAGAACAAACCACTGTCAGTTTCCTCGCAGCATTGGGGATTGGTATGCGGTCGACGCTACAGTCACGTCTAACGTCGAGGCCAATCCCTTTGATGGGGTTGTTGCGGTCGATGAAGTTGCGTTTGCCGCTGCACTGAATGCTCGCGTCTATCTAGATACGACCATCACCATCGAGAACGGCGACAGGCTGACGATCATGCTCGACGTGTGGTCGGCCGCGCCTGCCAACTTCAATATCCAGTTCCTCGGCATGCCGAGCACCGCGCAGTGGTCGCATGAGGATATTCTTCACCTGTCTGCCGGGTGGCGTCGATACAAGATGACGACCCAAGCGGTGAATGGGCTCACCACCGATACGCAGTGCCGCGTCTATCTCGTCACCCGTGACGGCGTTGCGCGCACAGTGCGCATCGACAGGGTTCACATCAAGAAGGGAACCACGGAGAGCGAGCCGTTCATTGAAGGCACCACCACCAACTGGCCCCGGCGGAACCTCGTCAACTTCGGGTCAACGCCATCGTCTGGAGGGTGGACCACCGATGCACTTGCGCTGTTGACCCTCTCGGATGTCTACGGGCCCACCGGTAAGAGAATGTCGAAATTGACGGAGCATCTGGGGGGGCGGTACACCTACAGCTATGTGGAGCTGGCGGGCTTCGCGGGCGTGGTGGCTGGCGTTACTTTGGGCTACAGGTTCTTCTTTCGCGACGGTGGCAGGACAGACAAGATCGTCACTTTCGACGTTCTCCAGTTCCCCGGTGCAGTTTCTGTCGCATCTGTCCAAGTGAACGTGCAGACTGGTGAATGCAACATGCTGGCGGGTACGCTCAAAGGACGATTCAACTATGGCGATGGACTATTTGGGGTCGAGGTCGAAGGCACGACCACACAGGCAAGCACCACGCTGGTAGATGCCGTCCTGAGCGGTACGGAAGACGGTACAGGTCACTTCTTTGGAACCCTTCAATGCGGCGAAGCTCCGCTGGGAACGATCATTGACAACGAGAACATTGGTCCATCGGCAGTCGTGAACTCAGCGCCCTTTGGTGACCTTGTGCCGGTCGACGAGGATGAGCCGAGGTTCGTCTTTGACATCAACGGCGTGAACTTGGGCTTGGGTGTATCTGGCTTGACGCCCAATCTTCTGAACAAGTCGCAGGACGAGCTGAACAACGGTAGCGTGTGGACCCATTATCAAGTGGCTCCAACCAACACAGCCGCAGATCCGATGGGTGGGACCGGCTCGCGCAAGTTTGTATCGGTGATCTCTGGTGTTGATCCGCATCAATGCTACCAACTGGGTCAAGTCATTGCGGCGCCTGGCGTCTTCAGCGGCAGTGTTCATTTGATGCCAGACGAGGTGGTCTGGGCGGTGGCCAACCTCTACGACTCTACGGGCGATCACCGCGTGTGGTTTCACCTGCCGACTTTGACTATCGGGCAAACGGCTGTGGGGTTCACCCCCTACATCGAGCGGGTTCACAACCACATCCGGATCGGCCTGACGGGAACTCTTCAGGCCGGCGTCAACGCTGGATTCAGCTTTGAACTGACGACGGGTGATGGTGCGGTCTTCTCGACCATCCCTGTAGGTAGTGGCTTGTACGCTTGGGGTGCGAACTTCGCCCCGGGTCCGATGCGCCCCTATGTGCCCGGCAACGCACCCAGCAGCGCCGCAGCGGAATACATTGCGGGCGCAGACCTGGCCGCTTTGGGAATGGGGGGGGACGCCTGGACAGTCATCGTGAAGGCGCGCGAACCACAAAGCCTCACGCCTCCCGCTTACTCGACCATCTTTCGCGTTGATGGCGCTGGCGGCTCGTACATCCACATCTATCAGGCGTCAGACGGATCGTTTGTCTTCGAGGCGTGGAATGGGTCTGCGCAGACGTATCTCGTGCGCCCAGCGGGCACGCCGGGCAAGCTGCGCAAGTACGCGCTGGGGTTCAACCGCGCATCGGGGGTGATGCGGGTGGCGGTGACCGGTGGCGGTGTTGCAGACACTCAATCTGCTGATCTGGTTGGCTTCCCCGCGCTGAGTTCTGCACGTGTAGGGAGCGGCAGTGGGAATCGCCACATCGAAGAGGTCTTGCGAGGCTGCGAGGTGCGCAGCTACCTTTTGACCAAACCGGAATTCCTGAACGCAGTCGCCGCCCCATGAGCGGCAAGATGCGCATAGACCCAGAACGACTGGAGAACCAACATGCCTTTGGTCACTGACCCCATCACCTACAACGTGCACGAGCGCGGGCGCAAGTTCCGTGGCCGTGACCGCAACTTTGACACCGCCCTTCTCGCCAAGATGATCAACGGATCGGACGTGCAGGAGAAGGTCAAGCACGGCGACATGCTGGGCTACTTCGGCCACTGGCCGCGCGTGAAATTCGGCATGGCGACCGTTGAGGGCGGCATCGACAAGGAGTCGGGCAAGGCCGTGTCCCTGCCCATGGCCGTGCGCACCGTGGAGCTGAGCGCCACGCCGGACGGCACCATCACTCACCGCGAGGAGTTCCTGGACACCGAGGCCGGGCACATCGCCGAGGGCCTCTACAAGTCCAAGGCCGGCGGCTTTTCCAGCGCGATTGACGCCGTGCCCAACACCACGCCGTACATCCCGCGCGCCTTCCATGGCTTCGACTACGTGTACGAGCCGAACTACAGCACGAACCGGGGCCACAAGCTGGTGCTGGACAGCATTGGCCCGGAGATGGCTGCGCTGCTGGATCAGGTGATCGAGCACGCGGCTGTCGAGCAGGCTGAGATGGTGCAGCTTTTCGACAGCCTGCACGCCCAGCACGAGCGCGCCCTGGACACGCTGGAGCGGATCTCCAATGAACGCGACTTGCTGGTGGAGCGCCTGGCCAGCGCCAGCGGCAAGAGCCGCACGGCTGTGCTCGATGGGCTGATCACAGAAGACGTGCGTGTCGCGCCCACGCTCGTGCTGGCCGCCGATCTGGACCAGTGGACCAAGTTCAGGGACATGGACTTGGTGCGGTTGGATCGTTTGCCGGATCCGCCGGTTCCGCGCACGGCCGAGTCCGAGTTCGCTGAACGCAAGTACAACTTTCGCCGCTGACCATGGCGAACTTCACGGACCCGATCAAGGCCGCTTTCGGGCGGTACCTGCAGGCCTTCCACGGGATGCTGATCGCAGACACCCCGGCCATGGCCGAGTACGCCGCGCGCCCCTTCGCCAAGTCGGCGGTGTGGGCGCCCGGGCGCATGGTGGATCAGGTGGAGGACATGCTTGCGAGCTGGCGAAAGAACGACACCTCCCAGGCCGCGCGCGCCACGCCTTATCTGCCGATCATGATCGCAGCCGCCTCCAAGGACTACATGCCGGCCCAGCCCGACTACACGCGCCAGGCCGCCGATCCCATGGATGTGATGATCCCAGGGGACCCCAAGGAACGCGTGTTCAAGATGCGCGCCGTGGTCTCCGAGGTGCGGGTGCAGGTTGCCGTGGCGGCGGCCGACGAGGCCACGGCGCGGTCCATCGCCATGCAGTTGCAGCTCTATGCCTCTGCCACGGAGAGGCGCCGGTTCTATTCCAGCTTCCCCCTCGCGGGCATCGACACGGCCTGGCCGGTGTCGGTGGAAATGCCGGAGGTGTCGGGCATCAACATGCCCGGCGAGCAGAAGAACCTCACGGTGCTTACGGTGGACTTCAACTTGCGGGCCACGGTGCCCATGCTCACCCACCCACGAGCCGGGGACGTGGAGGGTGACGGACAGGGCTCAGGCACGGTGGATGATCCGGACGGCTACCTGGTGGTGCAGCAGGCGGACATCTATGCGTGGCCGGATGTCAAGCCGGACCCCGATGACATCCCGCCGGGAGTCGTGCCGGATGTTCAGCAGGTGGGAGAGTTCTGATGGGGCAGACCGTTCTGATGCGGATCAATATCGCTGGCTACGCGGGCGAGCCCGCTACCCTGTACGGCGCCTATGACCCGGGCACGGATGTGCTGGCCATCGTCAAGATTGCCAAGGAGTACGAGGGCGGCCCGCGCGACGGGTTCCTCAAAATAACGAACCAGCAGCGGGATGCGGCGTTTGATGGGCTGTTCATCGAAGAGGAGACCCGCGACGCCATTCTGGCGTTCTACGACCTCCAGGCGCTCAAGCTGCTGAACCTCCAGGGCGACGCGGCACGCGCCAACCCGGATTCCCGCATCGAGCGGGATGGAATGGACGAAGGTGGGATCAAGTTCAAGATCCATCCGGACGCGAGCAATGCCCAGGTGGCGGTGCTGGCCGCCTGCCTGTTCGCCGGCCGCCAGCGGGGCTATCAGCGCACGGTCGATTTCATGGCGGAGCTGAACGGGCTGACCACGATCTGACCCCGATCTGAGCGGGAAAAAGCCCGGCTGACGCGACGGGGACGGCTTCCAGAATCGTCGCATGCCCACCCCCATCGCGCCCATCATCACGAACGCCGGACTCGCCGCCGCCATCGCGGCGGATGGCGCGGGGCTGGACCTGGCGATTACCCATGTGCAATTTGGCACTTCCGCCTACACGCTGAACACTGCGGACGGCTCGCCGGACTATGACCGCGTGGCCCTGGTGGCTCCGAAAGAGCTGCACGCGATCTCGGCAGGCTATGTGCTGCCGTCGGCCATGATGCGCATTGACGTGTTCGCGCCGGCCTGGACGGGCTCGCCGAACCCCTACAGCGTGACAGAGGTGGGCTTTTGGGCGGGCAATCCGAACGCCGGGGGCGTGCTGTTCGCGCTCTGGGCCCAGGCCACGGCCTTCGCCCAGCGCAACATGCTGGACTACCTGGCGACCTTCAAGCTCCAGCTCGTGCGCGTTCCCTACGGCTCTGTGACCGTGGTCATCGACGCGAACCTGTCACACGCGGCCCAGCTCGTGGCTGCCCATGAGGCAGCCGCTAACCCGCATCCCCAATACCTCATTCCTCGACATCGCCAGCTCTACCTGGGCCAGCAGTAAGGACACACCATGCCATCAGGACGCCTCGGCGCCATCGTCGTCATCCCCAACCAGTGGAATCCGCTGTTCACCTGCGCGGTGGGCAAGTGCGGGACCTTCAACCTCACGGTGATCAACCAGACCGGCCTCGGTGCCCAGATCAAGGTGGCGCTTATCGACTCGGCCAACGTGGCGGACTATGCCCCGCAGGACCAGATTGACGCGCCGGTTGACAAGCTGGTGGGTGGTGGTGGGCTGTATCGGCTCACCGGCGAGCCCATCGGCAACGTCCACGGGGCCACGGCCGAAACACTGGCGGTCTGGAGTGACCGCGCGGTAACCGCGCACGCGCGCGGGTTCATTGGTGATCCTGTCCACGGGGAGGGCTGAGCATGCGACTCATTGACAACGGCGGGGCGGTAGTCAAGAACCCCGAGCACGGCGAGGTCACTGTCACGGCGGACGAGCAGTTCGTGCCTCAAGACCTGGTGTTTCTCGACACCAAGCAGTTCGTGACCTGCAACCTGAACGGCATGATTTCCAGCGCAGCCCTGACGGCCGGGCCGGCGACGGCCCTGTTCGCCACCGATCAAGCGAGCCCGGACGCCTGCAGCGGCCTCCGCCTGGACATGCCGGACGGCGATTTTGTGGTGTTTGCCGCTTCCAACGACGCCACGAACTACAAGCTGATCGCCTCCCGGTACAGCTCGGCTGGCGGGCTGCTGGCGCGCAACGTCATTGAGGGTGTGCAAGCGGCCACGATGGGCAACATCTGCGCGACCGTTCTGAGCAACGGGAACATCGCATTGGGCTACCGCAAGGGTTCGACCGGCTACTGGCGCCTCCTGGGCCCCACGCTGACCGTTCTGGCGGGCGCGTCTGTGGGCTCCAACGTCTATTACCTTCAGGAGACCAACAACGGCGGCTTCCTGATGGTGGCAACCGACACGATCAGCTTTGTGAGCGCGACAGGCTCGGTGACGAGCAATGCGATCTCCATCGAGTCCTTGTCGCTGGCCATGCAGGACGAGCTGAACGACGACCAGCGAAAGCTGTACAACACCCGGTGCTACTCGCGCACCAACTACGCGCCCCTGGCCATCAGCGACGGCGGCTGGATGTTCGTCTACCAGAACCCCACGGGCGTGCAACTGCTGAGGTTCAATTCCGACGGGACCGTTCGTGGTGTCGTGGTGACGCTCTGGACCTACGGTTCGCAGACCGTGGGCGAGCTGCGTGTGGCCCGGTCCGGGGACGTGGGCGGCCCGATCTGCTGGGTGGCCTCCCTGGTCTCCAACGCTGGCTCCTATGGTGTTGTGGGTGATGACGGATCCATCGTGAAGGCTCAGGCTACCTTGAGCGCGGTCGCATCAGCAGGCGGCGCCCGCTTCAAGCTACTGGCTGATACCGACGGCGACTTTGTGATCGTCGGATCGGACACGACGCCCGGCCCGTGGAACATCCTGTACACCAGCTCGGTGGGCGTGGCGAAGGCGACCTATCCGAAGCAGCTCACCACGAACACCAATAACCGTCCAGCGAAGCTCTTGCGGCTATCTACTGGGTTGGCGCTCGTCTGCGTACCGGGTGCTGGCTATGAGTTCAAGCTCGCCTGGATTCAAAATGGTGGCGGCTCGAACACGGTATCCTCCATCCTTAACTTCAATGGAGGCGATAGTGGCGTGCTGTCGGCCTGCATGGTGGTCGATGATGTGGTGTATGGGGGCTGCACGGCTGGTGTCGGCGGATCGGCTGACCTGGCACTGTTCACCATCAGCAACGCTGGCGTCGTCGACACCGCACCGTGCTTCAGCGGCACTTCCCTCTCCGTGTCGGCTACTGACTTGTCTATCGGGATCGAGCCGTCGCTCAACATCATCCATGTCATCGGCAACGGCCAGATCAACTCGTTCCGCCTCGACAAGACGTTCGTACAGACGTACCTGAACGCGGTGACCCTGGGCAACGCGAAGTTCAAGTTCATCAAGGGCGGGTACTTCTGTCACGACAGCGCTACAGGCGGAGCGGCGGGCCCAGGCTCGGCAACAGGCACGGCTGTGCTCGTGGTCAAGCTGCGCCCCACAATCCTGCTGGGTGTGTCGAACGACACCGCCAGCGTCGGCCAGCCCCTGATGATCAAGACCAAAGGCGTGCACGCCACGACCTATGGCAGCACCGCCAAGAGCTTTGACCAATCCGCGAATGATCCGCCCGGCCAAAAGGGCTGGATCAACAGCCGCGTCGTCGCCCTGGGAGGCTTCTGATGCCTACCCTTCGCAATCAGGCCGGCGTTGAGTTCGAGTATTCGACGCTCCAGCAGGGCGGGGCGGCTGTGCTGCTGGACGGGCAACGATGGGTTGAGGGCCGCGTTGGCATGGAGCTGCAGATCGTGGGCGCTGCGCCCGCGTCGCTCCCCCTCACCAAGCGAGCCTTCCAGAATCGCTTCCCCAAGACCGCCGACGGCATCTCGACCAAGTACGACGCAATGACGCTGTTCCTGAGCAAGGACAGCTATGCCGCCACGTTGGTGGAGGATGACGAGGAGCGCACGGCACTGCAGCTCCTGATCACCACGGGCCTGAACCGCATCAACGCCTCGGCGTTTGTGGACCTGGCGCTGACCGAGGCGGCAAACTTCACCGGCTTGCTGTTGCAGCCCGGCATCCCGGCTGCATTCCGACTCTCGCTGGAGGAGCGCGCAGCGATCCTGAACCCCGACATCCTGCCGGGCGAGCGCTATGACGCGTAAGCTGCCCGATGGCCTGCCCAGGGGCTTCTACGGCGCCTTCTACACCGGCACCCGGCCCGGGGTGCAAGGCCTGTTCAACAAGGCGGTGCGCTTCTGGGACAACGGCCCGTACAGCCACTGTGAAGCGGTGTTCTCCGATGGCGCGGCCGGCTCCAGCAGCCTGATCGACGGCGGGGTCAGGTTCAAGGACATTGACTTCAGCAACGGGAACTGGGACCTGTTCCCGCTACCGTTCTGGCTGGAGGCGGCCAGCCGCGAGTGGTTTCAGTTTCACGCAGATCGAAAGACGAAGTACGACCTGCCTGGCAACCTGCGGTTCATCCTGGACCCCATGGACCCTGGCGAAGGCCGGTTCAACTGCAGCGCGGCCTTCGGAGCCTCGCTGGGCCTTGCCGAGTCGTGGCGGTTCACGCCGAACACCTTGGGCGCGGTGTGCCGCAGCCGCCAGCTCTGGACGCCCCGTCTGGACATGCTCGTGACCGCTTGAGCGCACACACGATGGCCATCGAGGTCTTTGCCAGGAACCTGCTGTTCAAAGCCGTGCGCGACTTCTCCCTGCGCGCGACGGCCTGGAGCGACGCCGTGCGCTACCAGACCCTGCCCGATGAACGCTTTGACCTCACCCTGGTGTCGCAGCGGGTCTACGGCCGGCGTACCGAGTCGCTGGTAGTGCAGGCTGCGGCTGGCCTGGACAGCCCTGAGCTGGAGCTATCCGAGCGTCTGTTGGTCCTGCCGACCGAGGCGCAGCTCAGGGTGATGAAGCAGCAGGCGGGCTATGGCAAGCAAACCTTCCTCTAATCCGCTGGCGCGGGTGCTGACGAACTACCGGGGCGCGAACCGCGAGGCGGCCGGCCGCTACCTTGGTGAGCTTGCCAACCGCCAGCGCGCCGCGCGCATCCTGAACCCCACCGAGGTGGGTGGCGAGTACGACGCGGGCCGTCTGCTGACCACCACGATGGGCGGGCATCTGCACGCCATCACGCACGAAGACCTGCGGACCTTCCGCCAGAACGTCCAGCTCCTGGGCAAGCGGTTTCGCGGGGGCATCACCGCCAAGGCCATCATCGACCTGTCGCTGCCTGAAGACCGCGAGCGAGCGAACCGCGAGATCAAGACAGCCGTGCCCATGCAGTCCATCGGCGGGCGGGTGCACTTCATCACCAACGCCGGCCCGAAGAGCGACGTGGCGCGGCACCACGTGCACGTGGAGTTCCTGACCTTCAGCGCGGCCGTGTCCAGCCCTGGGCCGGCGGCGGACCTGGTGAAACCGGTGGTGTCCGGCGCGCTGAAGTTCGACTGCGACTGCGGCCGGCACACCTACTGGTACCGCTACATCGCCACGGTGGGAAAGTACAACTCAGGCCGGGATGAGACGGGCTTTCCGAAGATCCGCAATCCGAACCTGCGCGGGGTCGCCTGCAAGCACATCCTGCGCGTGATGCAGCAACTCTCGATGCCGATCATCAAGCAGCAGATTGCGCGAATGATCGAGAACGCCCGTGAGAACCTGGACAAACGGCCAAAGGTTCTTTCAAAGAAGCAAGCCGAGCAGATTGCCGAACAGCAGCGCGCGCAGGAAACCTGGAAGCGCAGCAAGGTGGAAACCACCAGCGAGAAGCGCCAGCGGCTGGCTCAGGCGCGCGCCGTCGCGGCCGTGGTGGAGCGCGCCCGCGCCGCGCCGGCGGGAAAGGTGACGCCACGCAGCGTGGAGTCGGCCAAGAAGCAGTTTGTGCAAAAGGCCAAGACCCTGGCCGCCATGGGCGTGCTGTCGCCGAAGCAGTTGCAGACCATGTTGGCGAAGCTGGGCTGACGCATACTGAGGAGCTGAGGTCATCATGCTGAACACCGTCCCAACCGCCGTTTCCGCAGCCACCCGCCAGGTGGTGCTGCGCCATCCCAACACCATGCCGTGCTCAGTCTGGCGCAAGGTGGTGACGCGGGTGGAGGCCGACCCGGAGACCGGTCAGCCCAGCGAGATGGGCGGCAGCCCGACCCTTGGGGGCATGGGTGTGCTGCGCAGTGAAGACGAGGCGGAGTTCAACTACGTTGAGCGCGGGCCGGGCTTCTGCCTGTTCTGCGGCGTGCATCAGCCCAATGACATGAATGAGCGCGACGATGGTGTGCTGCAGCCCGCCACGCAAGAGGCCCAGATCGAGTCCACCGCCGGGCCAGGTCAGGAAGGGCACTTCATCGCGGATTCCAGCGACCTGGTGATCATCACGCCGGGTCTGGGCACGGCCTTGGTCTACGAGGTGGTCAGCGTGCTGAGCAACGTGAACATCCCCCCTTATGTGCGCAAGCTGGCCTTGAACCCGCGCGACGACCTGCACCACCTGGAGCCCTTCGTCCCCGAGGTGTAAAGGGGAAAACGGCCAGCAGCCGGCAGGGGGGTGGGGAAAACAATCGTCGGGGTAACTTACCCACAGACGACCGTGCAACACCCCGCCCGCGCCATCCTCGATGACACCTTTGCCCATTTGATGGGCGCCGCGCATGAGGCCGCGAGCGGGTACAACCTCCGCCGCCCGCCCACCGACGCGCAGGCTCTGGCCAACAATTACAAGAAGAGCCCGCCCGTCCGGGTCCTGGGGCTGGTGATCAAGATCGAGAACGCATACGGCACGTACCGCAGCGGCACCGCGCCCGATGGCACGCGTTGGAGCAACCGCATGGCCGCGCACTACGGGGACATCGTGGGCTCGCGCGGCGCCGATGGCGACCCGGTGGACATCTTTGTGGGACCGTTCCCAGAGTCGCGCCGTGTGTGGGTCATCAACCAACGCCGCGCTGACGGCGAGTTCGACGAACACAAGGTCATGGCTGGCTTCATGACCGAGGAGCAGGCCCGCGCCGCGTACCTGGGCTCCTATGACCGTGGGTGGAATGGGCTGGGGTCCATTGTTGCCTGCACCCCCGATCAACTGAAGTGGTGGCTGCGCTACGGCGACTGCACCGTGCGCTTCAACATTGAAAACCTGCCACAAGAAGGAACTGCCGTCATGGACAACATCGTTCAATGGGACGAGGACGCGAACCCGGTCGGAGTGCCGATGCACCGCCTGCTGTATGACCTGCACCGCGAGGATGGGGCCGCCGGCCTGATGTTCGATGCCGTCACCATGACGGACCTCATGGGCGACCCGGACATCGAGAGCGTGGCGGTGCTGGACGCCCTGGTGGTGCAGGTCAGCCGCATGACGATCAAGATGGACCTGCTCAAGAAGGTCATGGAGGCGGCCGGCGACAAGGTGAAGCCGACGGAGGTCACGATCAGCGACCCCGTGCGCGCGCGCGGGGTGCTGCAGGTCATGGTGCTGTTCCAGATGACCGACGGTCAGACCATCTCCATCTGGTTCCACAACCCCGACACCACGCCGGCCAAGCTCACGCCCATGGACGAGCTGATCTCCTGGAAGTGGATGCTCAACAAGAAGGACGTGACCATCGTGGTCGCGCCCGAACGCGGCCAGGAGCTGAACATCCGCGAGGTCGCGCGCCGCATCATGCGCCTGGTGGAGCGCAACAGCGCTGCCTTTCTGCGCGCCAACGCCAAGACGGCGGAGCGCGTCGCCCAGGTCGAGGCCATCAAGACCGAGATCGCCGGCCTGGAATCCGAGCTGGCTGACCTTACCCGCCAGATCGAGATCGCCAAGGTGGCGGCCGAGCCCTCCATCACGCCGAAGTCGCCGTTTGAGCTGGAGTACCTGCGCCTGAAGGCCCAAAACCCCGAGGCCGTGCTGCTGTACCGAATGGGGGACTTCTACGAGGTGCTGGGCGAGAGCGCGGCGCTCGTGGCAAAGGTGCTGGATCTCACGCTGACCCGGCGCGGCGCGGGCAAGTACAGCCCCGTGGCGATGGTCGGCATCCCGGCCTGGACGCTGCAGGAGCACATGAAGCGCCTCACGGCCGCCGGCTATGCGGTGGCAGTGTCCGAGGCGGGGCCCGAGGGCGCGAGGACCGTGGATCGGGTGGAGCCTGCGAAAGTCGAGACGCCGGCCGCAGTGGCTGCGCCCGCCGAGCCCCCGGCCCAATCGGCGCCCGTGGAGGGCAACGCCGCCCGCGACGCCGTGCTGGCGGAGTGCGGCATGGCCGCCGACATCATCGCCGCCGTCGCCGACGATGGGGGTTATGCCGCCGTGGTGGCCGATGACAAGCTGGTGTTGAAGTGGCAAGACGCCCTTGATTCAGCGCTTCAGCAGCGCATGGTGAACGTGCGCAATGCCCTGCGCGAGATGGATTGGAAGGGCTCCGGGGTGTCGCTGTCCAAGGCCTTCGCGGGGAGCGTCTACGGCATCACCCAGGAGGTGCGCCAGGTCGGCGCCGGCGCGAACGTGGTGGCCGTCACCTGGGTGCTCAATGGCGTTGAGCGCGTGCCGGACAACCTGACCGAGAAGGCGGCCGCTCTGGCCGGCACGCTGAACAACATGGTGGGCGACATGGCGAAGCCGGTTGGGTCAGCGTCGGCAGATGTGAACAATGCAGAAGAGCGGGGCGCGATGGTCGAGTCTCGCGTGGAAGCAGTGAAGGCCGCGCTGCGTGGACTGGGCTGGAGTTCCGATACTGCGAGCATGCCTCTGATGAAGGCGGGTGCCAAGCTGGAAATCCATGTGGCACGTGATCAAGGTGGTAACGCGACTGGGACGCGCTTTTACGTCACGGGCAATACGAGTCGCACGGCCACATACGGGCGCGATGGCATGGTCGATGACCTTGAATCCAGCCCCGTTGACCTGGCTGCGCTGTTGAATGCCGAGGTTGGTCCTGCCCTTGTGGTGGTGAACGACGACGGGCGGTCGCGAGTTGCTCACGCGTCAAACGGCAATCCAATCAGCCCCTCTTATCCGACCGAGGCCGAAGCCCAGGCCGCCGCCGATGCAGCCATTGCCGCCGGTAACCTGGAATTCCCCGAGCCCAGCGACGGTGGGCGGCCCGCGAGCCCTACGGACGCGGAGATTGAGGCTGCTGCTGCGGCCGGCGCCGAGGTTCGCACCCTGAGCCGCAACATGGCGGATTTTTCATTGAAGGATCAGAATCCGCTGGCGCACCTGTCTACCGACAACGGATCAGTGTCCATCGCGCTGTGGACCAAGGCCGACGTAGACCGCGCGGCCCGCGCCGTGGCTGAGGCGGAGCAGCAGGCCAACTACAAGCCGTTCGACATGAGCCGCCTCAAGATGCCGACGGCCGTCCAGCTTGGGCTGAACAAGAGCAACACGCTGATCTTGCCCACGGGCGGCGCGGATGGCAATGAGATCTTGCCGGGTTGGTCCAACGGACACCTGATGGACTTCACCCAGCGCCCGACGCTGGTGCAGAACGCCATCGCCAAGTACTTTGTGGACACCGGCAGCGCATTAATTCGCCGGGTACCCGAGGCGGCAGTGGCGAAGATCGAGGCCGCTGCAAAGGGTCGCGGCACCAAGGTGGAGCCCATCTCGCATTACGACTACGAAGAGCGAGTGGTTGACAACCGCAAGGCCAAGCAGGGCCGCGCCATTGAGTACATCCCTCGCGAGTCGCTGGTGCTGTCGAATGAAAATGGCAGCGTCTGGGTGTGGCTGGAATCGAAGTACGTGGCCTATTTCGTCAAGACCTACAAGGGCTGCGAGTTCTTTGCGGAAGGCCCCGAGGTTTCGGTGGGAGTGCGCCACCATGGCAAGCTGGTGGGTGTGCTCATGCCTCTGCGTGGAAAGAACGGGTCGGACATGCTGGCGCGCGCGCGCAAGGCGATGATTTCGCTTCCGGCTGAAACCGCCCAGCCCGAGCCGACCGCCGTGGCGCCCGATTCAGCGGCCGACGCGCTGGCGGCAGTGGATGCCGCCTACCGGTTTGCCGACGCCACGCCCGCGTTCAAGGAAGACGTGTTCCACAGCCTGGGCGAGTCCAGCTACAGCCCGTTCGTGTCAGCGAGGACCATTGACCAACGCGCGAAGGAACTGGGTCTCACGGTGGGCTGGGACGTGACGATGACGGTGCTGGATGGCGTGCCTGTTGATGGCGACGATGCGTCCATGCCGCTGTTCGATGACGCCGACGGCGCGTACCTGAACCAGTCAAAGGACGCCATCGCCGCGACCGCGAAGCTGGTGAAGTACTTCAGGGACTTCATTCGCTCGGACAAAGAGCTGGCGATTGACACCACCAGCGGCTGGGCGCGCTCGACCATGACCAAGGCCGACGCCCAGCGCATCCTGGGCGAGCTGATTGACATCGCGGTGAACCGCAAGGGCGGCACCACCCTGACGGCGCAGCAGGAGGATGACTACGCTGATTTCGCGCATGACGCGCGCCTGATCAACGACTACCTGTCGAAGCGCATTCGCCACAGCGGATCGCGCAACCTGCTGCGCCATCCGAAGATGAAGGCGCTCTATCCGCACATTGACAACCAGCCGTTCCTCGATGCGGTGAAAGCGCTGGCGCAGCCGCTGCTGCCAGCCGACGCGGTGCTGGACTTCGCGGGTGATGTGTCGGCGGCCATCGCGCAACTGGAGGTCGCCCTGGACGTGGTGGTGACCAACGAGCCCATCAACCGTGAGCGCGGGGACATCGAGCAGGCTGACCTGGAGCGCCGCAACGCGGAGCAGTTCCGGCGCGCCATTGAGGTGCTGAAGAAGGGCGACACCAGCGGAATCTTCGATGACGCCAACCCGCACACCGGCGGCGAACAGTACCAGATGATCGTCGGGACGATCCGTCGCGCGGGCGAGGTGATCGGCCGGGCACTCATCGGCGGCGACGGCAAGGCCATGGTCTATGTCGGCGCCAGCGGCAACCAGCGCGTCACGTTCGTATCCCCGGTGGACGGTGAG